CCTTCGACTTACTCCGGAGGTGTATTTCGATTTGGGTTTTGGCTTGCCCCAGCAACTTAGTTCTCCATGCCTGTTTCTTGCTCCTTTCCGGGCATGCGCTGGGGCAGGCGAAAACTCAGATCGAAGTATAAGAAAGGATGCGCGATGGTCAAAAAGAAGACCAAAACTCCTCGAACACCCGAGGAAGCTGAACGATTGGCGATCAGTGCTGCCATGGAACTTGCAACTCAGCAGATTCTTGACGGTACGGCGAGTAATTCGATGATCATCCATTTCCTCAAGCTGGGTTCTAGTCGCGAAAGACTGGAGCAGGCTCGCCTTGAGGCCGACACAACCCTCGCCCGAGCTAAGGTTTCGGCACTTGAGTCAGCTGCTCGCACCGAGGAACTGGTTCAGGAAGCACTGGCAGCTTTCAAGGTATATTCTGGAGATTCAGATGCTGAGCTATGACGAACTCAGCCACCTACACACATTCGAAGAACGTCTCGAGTATCTCTCACTCAATGGAGCATTTTTCGGCGAGACCTTCGGTGGATCTAGGTGGTTGAATCAGAGTTTCTACCAAAGCGATATTTGGCGAGAGGCTCGCACCCAAGTTATCGCGAGAGATCTTGGATGCGATCTCGGCCTCGAGGGTTACGAGATTCACGACGGCATTGTCGTGCATCACATTAATCCCTTAACGCCTAGTCAGTGTGAGAATTTCGACCCATGTATGTGGGACACCAACAATCTCATATGTGTCAGTCGAGATACTCATAATGCAATCCACTACGGAACCAAGGCGTTGGCACTCGACGACTTCGATCCAAGATCACCTGGCGATACAAAACTATGGTAGGAGGCTAAATGTCGATTCTACATGACACAAAGACCTACCTCGGGTTGATGGAGGATGACACTTCATTTGACAGCGAAGTTAAGGATGCCATTGACAATGCTTTGGCAACTGCGACTCAGCTAAATCGCGAAGTTGGCAACTTATCGTCCGAGGCAGATTACCCCGCTACGACTCTTGGACGGATTCTACGTCAGTATGTGAACTTCTCAGTTCGACTGATGTTCGATCCACCGCAGACCTCATTCGCTATCAAGGCAGTCGAGTCTTTGCAGAAAGAGGCGGAGTGGCGACTGACCATTCAATGATGGGAGAAAACCATGAGCGAAGAAACTCTGTCTCACTACGGTGTCCTCGGCATGAAGTGGGGCGTCCGTAAGAAGACGGAAAGTTCCGGCGGAGTCGGACTTCGGTCCGTCGAAGAGAAGAAGAAGATTGGTGAAGCCGTCAATGCTGAGGCATTCCGAAAGGAACGAGCCAAGGCCGAGAAGGCTGCCGAGAAGGAACGCAAGAAGGCTGAGTCCAATCTCAAGAAGGCTGCCAAGGCAGCAGCTTCTGCAGCCAAGAAGGCTGCTTCCGGGGCCAAGAAGGCGGCTAAGTCTGCTTCTGAGAAGCACTCTGCTAACAAGGCCGAGCGAGCCAAGAAGGCTGCTGAACGGGCCCGTAAGAAGCTCGAGAACCAGAAGCTGAAGGAGGCTCGCAAGGCTGAAGCTGATCGTAAGAAGAAGCAGAAGGAAGCCGAGCGCGCTGAGAAGAAGCGAATCGCTGACGAGAAGAAGGCGGCCAAGGAAGCTGAGAAGAAGCAGAAGGAGCTCGAGAAGCAAAAGGTTCCCAAGGGAGGCATTCCAGCCGACCTTCGGAAGGAAGCTCCTCGACGTCTTTCATCCACAGATCTCATTGAGCAGAACAAGCGACTCAACCTCGAGAAGCAGAACTACGAACTCAAGGAGAAGCTCAAGGAGTACGAGAGTCAAAATAGGAGTGCTCTTGCCAAGACGGCCGATCTCTTTGTCGACGAGGCTCGAAAGAACCTGACGAAGTATGCGGCCAGGACGGCAACTGACATGCTCACAGCAGCTCTCGATTCCAAACTCAAGGGTACGGAGTACGAGGGCGTCGCCAAGATGGCTAAGGAGTCCTTCAACCTCGACGCAATCCTGAAGAACGCAACCGGTAAGAAGTAGGTATGGCGCTATCTAACACCGCTACGCCTAAGTATTACGCCCAGTTCCGCGAAAAAGTTCTTGCTGGCGAGATTCCAGTATCGCACACCATCGAGATGGAGATGAATCGGATTGACGACTTGATCGCCAACCCGAGGTACTTCTACGACGATGGTGCTATTGATGGTTTTATCGCTTTCTGTGAAAACGAGATGACCCTTGTCGATGGCGGCGATCTAACTCTGCTGGATTCGTTCAAGCTATGGGCCGAATCACTCCTTTCGTGGTTCTACTTCGAGAAAGTTACAAAGTTCGTTCCCGACGAGACTGGTCACAACGGTCGATACGTTCAGGTCGACGTTAAGAGACGCTTGGTTAACAAGCAATACCTTATCGTCGCACGAGGTGCCGCAAAGTCCATGTATATGGCCTTCATCCACGCCTACTTCCTGACTATCGACCCTACTACAACTCACCAAATCGCCACGGCTCCCACCATGCCTCAGGCCGAAGAAACGCTGTCCCCATTCAAGACAGCTATCACACGCAGTCGAGGGCCTCTGTTCAAGTTCCTGTCGGCGGGGACTGTTCACGCAACAGTCGGAGCCAAGGCGAATCGATCTCTACTCTGTCCAACCAAGAAGGGAATCGAGAACTTCTCGACAAATTCCCTCCTTGAGGTTCGTCCCATGAACGTCGACAAGCTTCAGGGCTTGAGATCTAAGGTGAACACGATCGATGAATGGCTGTCTGGCGATGTTCGTCAGAACGTCATCTCTGCTCTCGAGCAGGGTGCGTCGAAACTCAATGACTGGGTTATCGTTGCTGTATCATCCGAAGGTACGGTCCGAAATGGCGTTGGGGATTCCATCAAAATGGAATTACTTTCGATCCTTAAGGGCGAGTACTACGATCCGCACTCGTCGATCTGGTATTATCGACTGGACGACGTGGCTGAGGTTGGGGATCCAAACATGTGGGTGAAAGCCCAGCCCAACCTTGGCAAGACCGTATCTTACGATACATACCAACGAGATGTCGCTAGGGCTGAGAATGTCCCCTCCGCGAGGAATGACATTCTGGCAAAACGATTTGGCATCCCGTGTGAGGGATACACCTACTTCTTCAAGTACGAAGAAACGATTCCCCACAACCCACGAGAGTTCTGGCAAATGCCATGCGCCATGGGTGCGGACCTTTCTCAGGGTGACGACTTCTGTGCGTTCACGTTCTTGTTCCCATTGTCCACTGGTGACTTCGGGGTAAAGACGCGAGCGTACATCACTACGCGTACGTTCGACAAGCTTCCGGCTGCTGGACGAGCAAAGTATGAGTCATTCATCCGAGAAGGTTCTCTCCAGGTCATGGATGGAACAATCCTGGACATGATCGAAGTCTACAACGATCTCGACGAATACATCTTGAGATCGGAATACGACGTTCGAGCATTTGGGTATGATCCATACAACGCTAGAGAGTTCGTTGAAAGATGGACAACCGACAACGGACCGTATGGCATCCACAAAGTCATTCAGGGCGCACGAACCGAGTCTGTTCCGCTTGGTGAACTCAAGAGCTTGGCCGAAGACCGAAGACTTATCTTCGATCAAGAGCTATTCTCATGGGCAATGGGTAATACCATCACCCTTGAGGATACCAACGGTAACCGCAAGATCTTGAAGAAACGAATGGATCTCAAGATCGACTCAGTCGCGGCTCTTATGGATGCATGGGTCGCATACAAACAGCAACTCGACGACTTCAACTAACGAGAGGAGGTAATATGGGTATTATGTCACGGCTGGCTCGGGCATGGAATGTGTTCGCGCACGATCGCCCCGATCGTTACAAGAATAGTAACTACAGTGAATACCGACCGAGCTACCGTTCTATCGGATCTACAAACCTTGTCCAAACGCTATACAACAAGATTGCGCTGGACGTTGCGAACACTCCGATTCGCCATGTGAAGGTAGATCAAAATGGTAGGTATGACAGTGAGAAGGACTCATCTCTGAATGAATGCTTGTCTCTGATGGCCAACATCGATCAGACATCAAATGCTCTAATTTACGAGCTTGTCTACACGATGCTAGAAACCGGTAGCGCAGCTCTGGTTCCGGTCGACACAGACACCGCTCTGAATGAGGAAGGGTCGTTCGACGTCCTTTCCCTCCGTGTTGGACGAATCGAGAGTTGGTATACTGACTCGGTCGATGTGAATCTGTATAACGATCGTAGCGGTAATCGAGAAACAATTCGTATCTCGAAGAACTCTGCTGCTATCGTATACAGTCCGCTCTACGATGTTACTGCTAGTAACAGCTCCTTGGCTAACCGTCTTGCACGAAAGCTCGACGCGCTTGATGCTATCGACAATTCTGCTCTAGGCAAGAAGTTGGATCTGATTATTCAGCTTCCATACTCGGTTCGAGGCGAACTTCGACAGCAGCAAGCCGAGACCCGACGTGAAGCCATTGAACAGCAGCTCCGAAATTCGGAGATCGGCGTCGCATACGTCGACGGAGCCGAGAAGATCACGCAGCTCAACCGTCCAGTTGAGAACAATCTGCTTGATCAGGTTAAGTACCTTTCGGAACAGCTTTACAATGCTCTAGGTTTCACTGAGAGCGTGTTCAATGGAACGGCGGATGCCGAGACCAACCTGTCTTACTACAACCGGACGGTCAAGCCGATTCTCGATACAATTACAAAGTCGGCAACCATGGTTTTCTTGACCAAGACCGCTCGATCTCAGGGTCAGAGGATCATCTACGTGAGAGACCCGTTCGCGGCGACCTCGCTTGACAGTATTGCATCGATGGCTCAGACGTTCATTACCAACCAGGTTATGACGCCGAATGAGATCAGGTCGATCATCGGCTTGCCGCAATCCACCGATCCCAAGGCGGATCAGTTGGCCAATCCGTATACGTCATCCGCAAATGCGGATCAACGGTCAAACAACGACCAGGAGGTTCAAAATGGCAGCGCCTAATGACGTCGCCGACTTCGACGGGTGGGCAACCGTCGCAGGCATCAAGTGCTCCGATGGGCGAGTTATCTCTCATCACGCATTTGAACAGAACGATGGGGCTGTCGTCCCTCTCGTCTGGCAGCACGGTCACGACAATGTGACTAATGTTCTCGGGCACGCCCAGCTCGAGAAGAAGGCTGAGGGTGTTTACGCCTATGGGTTCTTCAACGGATCTCAGCAGGCTGAACATGCTCGCGAACTGATTGAACACGGTGACGTTACCGCCATGTCGATCTTCGCGAACAACCTTAAGCAGGACGGCAATGTTGTCAAGCACGGCAACATTGTCGAGGTGTCGCTCGTCCTTAAGGGCGCTAACCCCAAGGCGACAATCGAGAACGTCACCATGGCTCACTCTGATAACGAGGGCTACTCCGCGATCATCAAAATGGGTGACGGAGACGTGTCTCACGAAGACTTCGAGGGCTCCGAGGAATCGGACTCCGAAGATGAGTCCTCTGACGAGGACAAGACCATCGGTGAGATCCTTTCCACGCTCACCGAAGAGCAGCTTGAGGCCGTCAATTACCTCATTGCTGCAGCCATCGATGGGGAGTCTGAAGACTCCGAAGAGACCAACGAAGAAACTGAGGAAGATATGAAGCACAATGTCTTTGAGGGCGACAAGACCTCTGAGAACACCCTGTCTCACGCGGCCTTCGCTGAGCTGGTTGAGACGGCCAAGCGAAACAACACCACCCTTCTCGACGAGCTGAAGCACGCCGATTACGGTATTGAGAACATCGGTTACCTCTTCCCGGATGCTAAGAGCATCACGGATGAGCCCATTACTCTCGACCGTGATCAGTCTTGGGTTTCTGTCGTCATGAACGGAACCAAGCATTCTCCCTTCGCCCGTATCAAGTCGATCCTCGCGGACATCCGTGACGACAAGGCCCGAGCCAAGGGTTACGCCAAGAAGGCCCAGAAGAAGACCGAAGAGGTCATCAAGCTTCTGACCCGTACGACGTCTCCCACGACGATCTACAAGAAGCAGAAGCTCGATCGCGACGACATCGTCGATATTACCGACTTCAACGTCGTTTCTTGGCTCAAGAACGAGATGAAGGGTAAGCTCAACGAGGAAATCGCTCGCGCTATCCTTATCGGCGATGGACGTACGATTACGGATCCTGACCATGTTGACGACGAGGCCATTCGTCCGATCCTGAAGGAGAACGACCTCTATGCGATCCACAAGACACTCGAGTCCAACACCACGGATGAGACTCTTGTGGATGACATCGTCCTGGCATCGGCCGAGCTTGAGGGCTCCGGCTCTCCGACGCTCTTTATTGCGAAGAAGCGCCTGGTCAAGATGCTTCTCCTGAAGGACAAGAACGGTCGTCGCCTGTATGAGACCGAGGCGTCCCTTGCGAGCGCTCTTGGCGTGTCCAAGATCGTCACCATCCCTCAGTTTGAGGGTCTGGAGCACGAGATCAAGGGCGTCACCCACGAGCTTCTGGCTATCGTGGTCGACCTGCGCGACTACACCATTGGTTCGAACGCCGGCGCGGAGCTCGGTATGGCCGAGTCCTTCGACATCGACTTCAACCAGTACAAGTACCTGATGGAGACCCGTCTTTCGGGCTCTCTGACGGCACCGTACTCGGCTCTGACGATCTCGCGCAAGAAGGCGTGATCTTATGTCGAGGTTTAGCGGTAAGCTAGGCTTCGTGATGACGCGTGAGACGGAGGAAGGTGTTTGGCTCGAAGACGTTGTCGAAATCCCGGCTAAGGGTACTATTCGTAGTCTCTATGTCAGGAACGACAACTCGTCCTCTGTCAACACCAACCTCCGTCTCACCAACGAGATCAGTATCTTGATGGACACCAAGATCAAGATGTACCACGAGACTCTGAAATACGTTGTATGGAAGGGTTCAAAATGGGAGGTACAGTCTATCGGCGTGAACTATCCACGGCTGACCATCAATCTAGGCGGTCTGTATGCGCACGTATAAAGGCATCCTACATCTGCTTCAGCAAGCGGTTCGACACAACCGGGTATATTTTCAACCTCCAGAGAACCTGAAGATTGAATACCCCGCAGTCGTTTTCCACTTGTCGAAGATAGAAATTGACCGTGCTTCCGATGTTCCATACAAGGGTGCAAAGGAATACTCGGTCACTCTCATCACCAAGGATCCAGAGCCAGACGTGATCGACGAAATCCTCAAGATCCCGTATTCGTCTTTGGATACGACATACATTTCGGACGGAATGAACCATTTCGTCTTCACGGTTTACCTTTAAGGAGGGTATCCTATGGCACAGATCAAGTGGGACGAAGAGGGCTCCCATCTATATCACACTGGCGTTAACAAGGGTGTTCTGTTCCCCTTCGATAACACTCAGAACCGCTACGGCACGGGTGTTGCCTGGAACGGTCTGAAGACTGTCACGGAGACTCCGGAGGGCGACGAGTCCTCGGACATCTACGCTGACAACCTGAAGTACCTGACCCTGATGTCGGCTCCGTCGTTCAAGTTCACGATCGAAGCCTACACCTACCCGGATGAGTTCGCCATCTGTGATGGTACCACTCAGCTGGTTAAGGGTGTCAACCTTGGTCAGCAGCCGCGTACGCGCTTCGCGTTCTCTTACTGCACGAAGCTGGGTAACGACACCAAGGGTGATGCTTACGGCGAACTGCTGCACATCATCTACGGTGCTACCGCAGCTCCGTCCGAGCGTGCGTACAACACCGTCTCTGACTCCCCCGAGGCGATCTCGTTCTCCTGGGAGTGCTCGACCGTTCCGGTCCAGGTGGACGGTTTCCAGCCGGTCTCCGTCATCACGGTCGATTCGTCCAAGCTCGACGCGGCGAAGTACAAGAAGCTCACTGACAAGCTGTATGGCATTGGCGGTGCTGGTGGTACTGCCACTCCGACGCTGGTCATGCCTAACGAGCTGCGTACTCTTCTGGCGTGATCTCTCTCACGCTTGAGTTTGGGGGAGAGGAGCGGTTTGACGAGCGTAGTAATACGTTTGTTACGCTGGAGCCGTTTACAATTACTCTTACGCATACCCTGTCTGCGGTGGCTGAGTGGGAATCCGTCTACAAGCGGTCATTCCTGGAAACCCCTCCACAGACTGGCGAAGAGTTAGTGTACTACATCCAGTGTATGTCGGACCGCCCTCTCCCTCGAGATTTCGTCAAGCGGCTCGACCAATCCGTTCAGGTCAAAATAGCAGACTATTTGTCTGACAATGCTACGGCGACAGTTCTATGGAATCCGCCTTCAAATGGGGGTCCGCGAGATACCATGACCAGCGAACTAATCTACTGGTACATGACTCAGCTGGGCATCCCATTTGAGGCCGACAAGTGGAACTTGAATCGGCTATTGACGCTAATTCGTCTCGCCGCGGCCAAGCAGAACAGCCAAAAGCCGGATGCTAGGGCTTCGGCAGCTCAGCGTGCGGCGATGAACCAAGCCCGTAGGGCTAGAACAGGGAGTAGAGGATGATTGACATTCCTGCTGACGCACAGGTCCCGCCGGGGCCGGATCCGCATGAAGACCGAGATCGCGCGATTTACGAAGGGAAGTAAGGTATGAGTAAGATCGACGACGTTATGTCGCATGCCACTTACCGCCTCGGCTACTACGCTCCGGACGATCCTGAGCCAGGCTCTGAGGCTGGCCGATGGCTCGCTAAGAGTATGAACCAGCCTTGGCTTGCTGGCCCATCTGAAGACATCTGGTGGTGCATGGCATTCGTCAGTATGTGTTTTGACATGGCTGGCGAGATCGACGCAATCGGTGGCTACAGCTACAACACCGACGTCACTAAGTCTCGAATGGACAAGGTTGACATCGAAGACGCGCAGCGCGGCGACGTTGTGCTCTTCGATTGGGACCGCGATGGCCTGACTGACCATGTCGGTATTGTCGAGGCAAACCTCGGCGACGGCTGGCTTCAGACGATTGAGGGTAACACTTCTCCCTCGAACGCAGGCTCTCAGTCCGCTGGTAATGGCGTCTATCGCCGTCAGCGCTCCTTCGGAATCGATTGCGTTCTTCGTCCCAAGTGGTCGGATGCAGATGCCGAGGAAGATTCAGACGGTGCAGATAGCCTGACAGACAAGTGGTGGGGCAAGGCTACGACCTACGCTCTCCAGGCGTCCATGGGTCTTCCGGCTAACGGATGGATCGAAGACCAGGACGAAGACAACGAAGAGTATTTCGAGCGGACTGGTACTGGCTGGGATTGGGTCGAAGACCCACATGACGGTTCGGACACCATCGCAGAGCTTCAGCGTCGTTTCGACATTGAGGCGGACGGTATCGCCGGACCCGACACTGTGTCTGCACTCCAGCAGCACCTGCGAAATCGCGGACACGAGCTCGACGTCGATGGCTATTGCGGCTACCGCACTGTCGAGTGTCTCCAGTATGAGCTGGTCAACGGCACGCTCTGGGGCTGACTAAGAAAGGAGGGCCGTCATGATCGAGATGAAGTTTGATGCTGACTTCGACATGTCAAAATGGTTGACACAAGTCAAGAACAAGAAGCTTCGCGACGTGCTGGCAACAGCCGGCACTCGAGGCGTGGCGGCCCTCCGGGCCAATACCCCGGTCGGTACAGGGAAGACTGCTGCTTCATGGCAGTACAAAGTCAAGCAGACCAAGCGAGGTATTAAGATCGTTTGGTATAACACTAACATCGTGTCCAAGGTTCCCATTGCGATCATCTTGCAATACGGACACGGGACACGTCAAGGTGGCTACGTCCAGGGTAAAGACTACATCAACCCTGCGATGAAGCCTATATTCGACGAGATTGACCGAATGGTTGGGAGGGCCATCAATGGGTAAGAGTATTGAGAATAAGGTCGTCTCCCTGGAGCTCGACGATTCGAAGTTCACAAGCCGCGTTGACGGCGTTCTCCGTAATGTCGATCGCCTGAAGTCTGGAATGAACTTCAAGCAGTCGACCGATGGTCTCGACAATGTTGGTAAGGCGGCCCAGGATGCTTCTAAGCAGATGGGCGGAATCTCCGACAGCGTCAAGAACATCAATACATCTGTCGTCAACAATTCGACGACCGCTGCCGCTGCTACAGCTAATGTTGGTGCGGCTGCAAAGATTTCGTCGACTAATTTTTCCATGCTTGCCGGTGCCGCATCGGTGGCCATGGGTAACATCGCGTCCAAGGCCCTTATGGCTGGCGGATCGGTGCTTTCCTCGTTCACGTTCGGGCCTATCATGGACGGTTTCCGAGAATACGAGAACCAGCTTAACGCGGTTCAGACTATTCAGGCTAACACGTTCAGCAAGGGTGAGACCACTGCGACGATCAACGCAGCTCTCGACGAATTGAACGCTTACGCGGACCGAACCATCTACTCGTTCACCGAGATGACACGCAATATCGGTATGTTCACATCTGCGGGTGTCGGGCTGAAGGATTCGGTTGCCGCGATTAAGGGTCTGTCGAACGTCGCAGCAATGTCTGGCTCATCTTCTGAGCAAGCCGCAACGGCAATGTATCAGCTGTCGCAGGCACTTTCGACAGGCTCTGTAAAACTACAAGACTGGAACTCTATCGTGAACGCCGGTATGGGCGGCGAACAGTTCCAGGAAGCCTTGAAGCGTACCGCGCGAACCTACGGCGTCGAAGTCGACAAGATGATCGACAAGGCCGGCTCGTTCCGCAACTCGCTTAAGGACGGATGGCTCACATCCGAGATCATGATCGAGACTCTAACCCAGTACACGGGTGATCTGTCTCGAGAACAGCTGCTGAGCGCTGGTTACACGGAGCAACAAGCCGACGAAATCATGAAGTTGGCAGAAACTGCTAACGATGCTGCGACGAAGGTCAAGACTTTCTCGCAGCTGATCGACACGACGGCCGAAGCTCTTGGTTCGGGATGGGCTTCCATCTTCCGAACGATCTTCGGCGACTTCGAGCGAGCCCGCACCATGTGGACCGCTGTGTCCGACGTAGTGAACGGAGGCATCGGAACTTTCTTCGATGCGCTTCAGGGCATTCTTGACCGCTGGGATGAACTCGGTGGTTGGGAGGAATGGTGGTATGGTCTCGGTGAACTCTGGACCGCTATTGCCAAGCCACTCAAGTCCATCGGCGAAGGGTTCTTCAGCGCGTTCCAGGGGGACGCCGGCAAGGCTCTGTACGATTTCTCGTACTACTTCCGCCATTCGATCGCCCAGTGGTTGATGATGTCCGATGACTTCGCCAACAACCTTGGCAAGGTCTTCAAAATGGCAGGCGAATTGCTCTCGCCAGTTCTTGAGGTCCTCGTAGGGTTCGCATCAGCGATTGTCCAGATTGGTGTGGCAGCGTTTAAGATCGGCATGATCCTAGCTGGCATCTTCATCAAGCCGATGATCCTTATCGCAGCTAAGGTCGGGGACATCGTCTCTGTATTCGGCGACTGGTTCGGTCAGATGCTTGGCGGAACTGACATCCTGGGAGGCCTTTCTAAGGTTCTCGACTGGATTGTTGACAAGTTCCAGAAGCTTGCTGACTGGATGTACGCAATCGCGGATGTCACAATCACGCCGATCTTCGACGGACTTAAGGTCGTCATTGAGGCAGTGCTCAAGCCGCTCGGTGAATTCATCGAGACGATCAAGAAGGCGACATACAACGTCTTCAAGCCCTTCGGCGACGCGATTTCGAACGTCTTTGGCGCGATCTTTGGCTTTGCCTCTGGAACCGGCGGTCCGATGGAGAAGATCAAGTCCGTATTCGGCGGGTTCGGTACAGGGTTCCTCGAGAACATGACCAAGCTCGCAGATGCTATCGGACCCAAGTGGTCTGAGAAGGTCAAGGCTTTCTCGGATTCGATCCTTCCGATCAGCGAGACCATCGGCAAGCACCTTGGCGGAGCTGTCGAGAGCGCCGGTAAGGGGATCAAGAAGTTCTGGGACGATGCGTCGCCTAGGATGGCCGAAGCTTGGTCTGAATCGACTAAGCGGATGAAGGACTCGATCTCCGGGGTCGGTAAGGCCTTCGGCCGAGCCGGCGATACCATCGCCAAGACGTTTGCTCCACAAGTGCAGGCAGTCAAGGATTTCGGTAAGGCTCTCGGAGACATCTTCGCCCACATCGGCGACCACCTTGACAACAACACATTCCTGTCGTCAATCGGCGATAGCTTCAAGAACATGATGAAAGCCTTCGGTCCATTCGGATCTCTCATCAATGGCATCATCGATCTGTTCGGGAAGCTTGGGGACCTGACCAAGTCCATATTTGGCGGGTTCAGCGATGAGGCGGATGGTGCAGCAGGTGGTCTGTCCACCTTCGGGAAGGCAGCCTCTGATACATTCGACACTCTCGGTGTCGTCGGCGGGGCCATCTACACTGCAGCTACTGGCATTGTTGAATTCTGTTCGTCGGTTGTTGAAGCCATTGCGAACCTGATCGACTGGCTCACCAAGGGTATTGATAATATCAAGAAGTTCGCTTCTGAATCTCAGGCATTCGACTCATTCAAGAAGAACGTAGGCAAGGCATTTGATAACGCCGGATCGATGATCCAGACTTTCTGGTCGGGTCTTGGATCCAGTCTCAAGGACCTGTCGATCTCTGATCTCTTGAGCGGAATCCTGCTCGGCGGCGGCCTTGGTATGGGCTTCAAGACCCTTCAGACAATGCTGGGTCAGTTCACGAAGGTCACTGATTCGTTCAGCGGAATGTTCGACAAGTTCGGCAAGATTGGCGACTCGATTTCCGGAGTCTTCAACTCTCTGACGAGTGCTCTGAAGTCCATGCAGGAAGTCATTAAGGCTAAGGCTCTTCGCGAAATTGCGATTAGTGTTGCTATTCTGGCTGGTTCGCTGTTCATCCTTGCAATGGTCCCCGCTGGTCGGCTTATTCAGGGTGCGATAGCGATTGGAGTCTTGACCAAGATCCTTCTTATCGCTCTTACTCAGATCAGCGAGCTGAAAATCGACAAGGCTAAGATTGGCGGCGTGATTGGCGCGGTTATGGCACTGTCGATCGCCATCCTGTTGATGTCAATCTCGGTCGCCATCCTCGGCTCTATGAAGTTGAGCACTGTCGCACAGGGTATCGGGGCTGTCATGGTACTGGTGCTTGGTATGACGACGGCCGCAAAACTCCTGTCCAAGGATTCAAAGACTATGATCCAGGGTGTCGGAACCATGATTCTCATGGCGGCTGCGATTAACATGCTCACAATCCCGATTATCGCGCTGGGGCTGCTCCCCATCAAGGTAATCGCCCAGGGAGTCATCGCTGTCGGAGTTCTTATGGGAATTCTGGCCGGCTTCGTTCTTCTGATGAACAAGGCCGCTGGTGATTTCGGCAAAATGGCAGCCATTTCGCTAATGATGATCTCGTTCGCGTTCTCGATTCAGATGCTCGTAGCCGCTATCGCGGTAATGGGTTACATGGACATGACTAAACTATTCCAAGGTATAGTTGGCTTGTCGGCAGTAATCCTGCTTCTCGTAGCTATCGCAAACCTTATGCCGCCGACCGCCATTGTTGGAGCAGGAGCGTTGATTCTAACTGCAATTGCAATGAACATTGCCGTCGGGGCGATCGTACAGATTGCGGACCACAGCTGGGGAGAGATTCTCAACTCGATCGGTAAGCTGCTTCTCGTCGTCGGGGTGATTGTTGCTGTGGCCTACGCAGCTCAAGGTGCTATCGTTGGTGTCGCAGCCATTGCGGTTCTGTCATTTGCAATCGGCATGTTCTTCTCTGCGTTGATGTCGGGTGCCGGTCTAAGTTGGGAACAACTTGCTATCGGTTTGGTTGCACTAGCAGGAGGCCTCGCCATTCTGATTGCCGCGGGATATCTTGCTATTGGAGCTGCCCCCGGTCTTATTGTCCTGGCGGTTGCTATTGGCGTGCTCGGTCTAGTAGTGATGGGCATCATAGGCGGCATCATCATTCTGGTTGCGATCCTCACTACGTTTATCTCGGTCGTCGCCATGGCGGGACCGACTATCGGCGCGGGTATCGTCGCGATTGCTGCTGGTATTGCTGCTGCGGCGGCGATTATTGCAGCTGCTGCTCCAGCAATCCAGGCGGCGCTAATCGGTGTCTTCACCGCGTTTGAGAATGCTGCACCGGCAATGGGTAACGCCGTCACGGCTCTGATTCGGTCGCTCACCCCGGCTGTGAATGAATTGATTATCTTGGCTGGTGTTGCCATTAGGCAGTTCATCAGTCAGATTTATCAAATCATCAAGCAGAAGATGCCTGAACTCGTTCAGATCGTTACACTCACGATCGCCGGTATTCTGCAGGCTCTTCGTAATATCTGGCCTGAGTTCTTGAAAACGCTCCTTGATATGTTGGGGCAGTTCTTCTTGGCGATTGGCGAGAACATCCCCAAGTTCTCTGCGGCGTTCCAATTGATTCTGACTGGATTTATCGATCTGATCAAGACGAATGTCCCACTGATTGTCGAGGCATTCTTGTCACTGATACAAGCTATGCTCGATGGCCTTGCGACTAAGATCCCTGATCTGATGAAGTCTGGTGCGAACCTTATCGCGGCGATGATTAATGGTATTGCCGCACAACAGGTGATCATTATCAACGCCGCATGGGATGCTGTCATTACGTTCATCAATGGATTTGCTGATGCAATTGATCAGAAGGGACCGGAGCTTCAAGCCGCGGTCAACAAGCTGATTAAGGCCATCGTCAATTTCATTAAGAATGGTTTGACTGGTATGGCCAATACATTCGCACCGCACGCAAGTTCCATCGGTCGAAACATCATCAACGGTGTTATCAACGGCGTGTCTGGCGCTGCCGGTTCCCTTTACAACAAACTCAGCAACGTTGCCTCGAGTGCTCTTAGCTCGTTTAAGCGTACTCTTGGTATTCACTCGCCTTCGCGTGTATTCGCGACTGCGGCTGGATTCATCGTTGCGGGTATTGTTCAGGGCATCGACAAGAACCAGTCTGACGCGGTCGATGCGATGTCTGGCCTTGGCGATGACATGGTGAATGCCATGAGCAACCTGGATACCGATTGGAATCCGGTAATCAAGCCGACTGTTGACCTCTCTGAGGTGAATGGTCTGCAAGATCTCACGATGAATGATCTGCATGCGAATGTTGTCGGGGCATCAGTTCAAAATGGCAGCCAAACAGCGCAGGAGATTCGAGCTCTTCGAGACGAACTGCGCAACAACCAGAAGCCGATGGTCTTCAACCAGTACAACGAATCACCAAAGGCGCTCGATCTCAACGATCTCTATCGTCAAACAGAGCGCCAACTTGAACGAATGAAGAGGATTTAACCCACATGACATACACAAAGGTTCGAATACTCAACAGTTATGGTTTGGAGTTACCGCTGTATTTGAATCGCGTGAACAGGGGGTGGGTCGCCCAGATCTTAAACGGATCTTTCGGACCGAACAGGGAATACAACTTTACAGGAAACGTCGTTACGTCGATGAGTGAAAAACAGATCGACATCAATATGCGTCTGACGCCTGCTGTCCCTATTCCAGAGCGACCCGCCAGGTACTTCCTCGACTACCTTTCGTCTAAGAGGATTTCCCGAGTTGAACTCACGGACCCATCCGTTATCGTTCCGAACGTTAACTACAAGCCAAACGAAACGACGACGTATACCAAACCGACTCTCTCGTTTGGCACTGTCTCGCCGTTTGACCAATCCTGTGTTATTCGAGAACTTAAGTATAACTATACGGAATCTCCAGCGACTATCGAATTTACAATTTCGACAAAACTGCCCGTTATGTATGGCGATACGTTCACACTGTACATGGGATTGGGGAACCAGAATTGGACCCAAGCCAAGTCTGATATTATTTCGACGATCCAATCGATTGCTCCACAAATTGGGCCAGTTGATATCCGCGAACTACGATTGTCTCTACCAGCCATCGGAACTGCAAAATACAGAATTTTTAACGGCGATATGGACATGTTCGCGGCCTTACTACAAGGCAACTCGTCCAGTAACCCAGGGGTATTCTCGATGTACGGTCTAATCGATGGAACTCGACGCTTTAGTATCACGGGTGGATACGATGCTAACGCGGCTGCGTGTTATGCGTATGAATCATATCCATCTTTCGACATTAGGAGTTTGATATCTTGGTTGAATAACCTTAAGGAACCACCCAAGATCCCACTCGATGGCACGGGCAATGGTTATTGTAAGCTAGAAATGGTTGCGGCCAGAAAGAATCTTTAACTATGCCAAATGTTGTTCAAGTACTCGGCGGAAAATCGATGGGTACGTTTTCAACAATTCCCGTCTTCGATACGTTGATTAAGGAGTCTCTGTATACTGCTTCGATGACGTTTAGATGCAAGGGAATATTTCCGTATACTCCGGGAACGGTTGTGTGCTGCTTCGGAGCCACGCCGACTCCGTTCATTGCCGAAGAGATATCATACGAGTCTCAAGGTATTAGCGAGGTTCGTTGTATCTCCGTTTGGGAATTGTTGAAACGACGCAACAAGGCCGGGTCGTACGAGAATTTATACCCAAGCACATTCCAACCGCTTGCGCTCTTTAAAGGTTTTTTGGACGTTATAAATAAAGATCCAAACCGTTGGTTTGTGTTTTGGTTGAGGGGCTCGATACCATCAAATGTCGCGTCGTATACGGATAAGTTTGACCCTTCGACAAGCATATACGATGATATGTACAACGCGGCGTTGTACAATCAATTATATTTCTCATCCAGTATTTCCGTCACCGACGGTAACTATAACAATCTGGATATCACGCTGTATGCTAAGTCGCTGAACGACGTAACGGATATTGTGAATCTAGGTCCTCTAGATTCGGTAACATCTAGAGTGACTAGACGACTCCCGTCGGCACCCACACATTGGTATATTGGGAAAACCAGTGACTATGGTATGTGGAAAATGGCCTCGAGAGGTCGTATTCACACATGGTATGAGAATCGCCCTTACATGCAAAATACGACCGATTGGAAGGGTGCGTATCGATACGAATCCGGCGTTTCGGGCAGTAACGATCGTGAGTGGGGACAGACTACCGAAGAAATTCGATGTGAGCCGCTTAAGTCGGTTGTTGTCGAAATCGACGAAATTCAGTCACAACGCTTTTTCGACCTACCAATCGGACGGCCGATCTCGGCAACAATTATGAACGTCATGTTCACGGGATACGTTGTCGAGAGGACTGTAAGCGGCGGTGATCTTACAACATATTCGATCAAGATCCAACCTGATCGATTCTACGAAAATGGCGAGGAGGTAACCGATAAGTGGATTTGACAAAGCTCGCCGAAATGGCGAACCCAGCTGTAACCGCGCTACTCGGTGGCTCCGGCATCTGGGCGTGGGCAAAGACAAAGGCCGATCATAACAATAATGCGGCTAAGCTTCTACTGTCCGTTTCCCGGAATCAGCTCATTACGCTCGGACGTTCATACATCGAGCGCGGATACATCACAATGGACGAGTACGAAGAATACGAAGCCGAGTATCAGATATATTCTGCTCTTGGTGGAAACGGCCTTGCTCGTCGTGTATTCGAACAGGTAGACAAACTACCTATGATGCCTAACGGCATTGACGGAAGGAAGAACTGATGAACAATCAGACATACGATATTCTCAAGCGCGTGGCGCTTATCGTCATCCCGGCACTGGCCACGTTTGTCAATGCGGTCGGGATTGTGTGGGGCGTCCCGTACACCAACGAGGCAACCGCCACGATCACTGCGTTTGGCGTCTTCCTCGGGGCAGCTCTTGGGGTCTCTTCCAAGAACTACGAGCCCGAGACGCACGGCAACCTCGTTGTGACGAAGCATGATGACGTCTACGCGGACTTCGCGGCTGAGCCTGCGAACCTCAAGGACGGTGACACAATCGTCCTGAAGGTGACCAAGCCTGAGGCATAAGAAAAACGTTAGCCATAGTGAGTACTACCCACTCTACACGAAAGGACTCACCATGTCTAACGTCGAACGCCTCTACGAACCTGAGGACCTCGAGAACGAGGTGCTTAACTGGCTCGGTGGAGAGGACCCGTCGACCAGTGAGTACACCACTGCTGTTGGTAACCTCGAACGACTACACAAGCTCGTTAAGGACTCTGACCTTAAAGAGAAGCTTATGCCTTCGTCCGAGACCATTGCCAACGGTGTGGTGTACTTGCTCGGTCTTATGGCGGTCCTCAACTACGAGCAGACCCACGTTCTTGCCTCAAAGGCATTTTCGATGCTGAAGTTCCGTAAGTAGAACTGCTCGAAAGTCTATAACCCTAAAATCTAGGATTATAGACTTTTTTCTTTGGATTATATTTTACGCGGCGAATAATGAGA